CCGCAACTGCGAGCACCTCCAGAGTTGGGTTTGCCACTGTTCCTCAAAAGTGAGTCACTGTGGCCAACCTCCCTATCATCCTTGCGGATGAACCCACAAGCGGGAAATTTTCCGCTTGTACACATTCATACCATACCCTGACTCCCAAAGGAGCTCGGGGGATGGATCTTCAATAAACCATTGAAGAAGAGAATGAATGTGATCTCTCTTACTCTTCTCAGACTGCGACGTTTCCCTAATACAAGGGATCACCCATCGCTGGTAATCATTTTCTTTAAGACGCTCGCGCCTTATTGAAATTTGATTGCCCAGCCAGGGGTGCAGTAACGTCGTTGAAAAAGAGAGTAAGCTCATAAAAGGTTGTTCAGTATTATGAACGTACAACTTCCGCTGAAAATTTAGCGGTAGTAGTTCGATCATTCCTGCAGCAAGAGACCAAAGGCCTTTGCGATAGGCGTTATTACTAACATCTATCCAGGACTGAAGGTTTTCACCTTTTACACTTGGACAATCAGTTCGTATGTAACATGGAGTTACATCATAGCCCTGATAGGAGTCCATTCCACAAGATTCACGGAATGGTCCTGCCGTAAACGTTTTCTCTACGTTTACTTTTAACTCTAGAAGAGTTAATAGCATGTCCAAGGTAGCAACACTTGAAGACGGCATAATAATGTCGTCTCCATAGACCTGGACCTCGTCAGCTACAACCATTAAATTACGACGATTTACGCTCATGTTCCTATCCGTAAGGATAGCAGCATAGGCGCAGAAAGTATAAAGTAATGTTTGAACTGGAAAGGTTACAGCAGACCCCATAGCAGCAAACTTTTTAAGCTGTAAAGCTTCGAAAGTATCATCAATTCCATTAACTATGGATGATGTGCGAGATGCGTAGAGTAGTTGTAGAAAGCTCTCATTACTAGAGAACAATCGTTCAACTACTTTGCAACTCATTCTATCTGACGCGGACGATAAATCGACCGTGGCAAAATCATCTCCAAGTGATGCACGAGTGCAGAACGAACGAGATGGTTCTTGTGATAGAAAAGCTATAGATCTGTGCAGGATGGGATGCATATTACTTCGCATCCATCCCAACAATCCCTGTTGAAGGAATTGACATGCAGTCGGTTCTGACGCAATTAAGCGAGGTTTATCATATGTTTTTGGAACAGCAATTAGTTTTGCTGGTTCTAAAACATGACGAATCTCACTTGCCTCAGAATAATGATAAGCATCTTCCATTGTAGCTGTAAAGCTGTAAGGAAAGGCGTGATATGCGCGTATGGGCCATGTTTTATGGTCATACTTGTCATCTACTCGCCGCTTATCTGCAACTGCACCTGGTCCATGCTTGAACTTGAAAACTCTAGGATCAGGGCTTCGATTGAAGCCCAGTATTCCTGAAACCCTATCAAGGGTGTCGAGAAGTAGATCACTAGAATTGTCCAGACCGAAATCGCGAAAAGAGACATGCCGATAACCAAGAAGGTTAGGGCATATCCCATTCCATTTTCTCGTAGGTTCCGATAGAGACTTCTCAACTTCGAGAAAGTCCCTAACTGCCAAAGTTTTAGCAGAAATCGGACTCTGCCGGTTGAGCTTCTTATAAGCGAAGTATACACAACGCGTAAAGAAGACCAACTCAGCTTCTGGGTAGACAAGTTCACCATTAGCCCTATAAGTTTGAGCAAGAAGAGTTTTAAAGATAACATTATCTTTTCTCCGACTGCCTAGTGAATGCGGAACTTTCGAGTAATCAAAAGTTCCACTTTGGAAACCTCTATCATAGAGTTTTCCAATCTTCGGGAGGTCGACTGTAAGTACAGTCTCACCCCGAGTTTTCACTAATAGGTTAAGACGATTAAAATCGTCCATTAATGGGTCGCATAGTGCCGGAAACTCTCTTATAACATCGTCTAAGATGAGTTTAAGAGGGTCTAGCACTGCTAATGTATCAGACATAGGCTAATCCTTAATGGGTTAGGCTAAGCTGCTGGTACACCAGTTGAAACCACATGTGAAGAAATAGCTCGAGCGTTAGCTCTCGCCATTGATCAAGGCATCTCGCATGGTTGAATCACCAATTAGGTTCAACAACACTGTGAGAGCTTGAACAGCATTATCAGAATCCTGAACATTGTCCAGAGTTTTGATAACAACATGTGCTTGACTAGAGTGGCTATAGACGCCCTCTGAGTCAAGGAACTCGGTCACGACTTTAATTAGGTGAGATTCACCTGATTTGCCGCGATCCGGGAGAGTATGGTTCACGTAAACGCGAACTGTCTCTCCAGTAACAGCTGTTAACCCACGAAATTCCGAGGTAAAATTACCTTCGCGAATCTTAGTGAGCGAAACAGCATTAGAGTTAGAGTCAACTGGTGCATAAGTACCAAGTAGCATAGCAGTGGTCCTTTCATAGGATTGTACGTCTCACGACGTTCTATTTCTTCTTTCCAAGAAGAAACATTAACGATAATGATCCTAAATTTGCTGATTGCCTTAGAGTTAACCAAGGTTCCCAAGCAAATCCAGGATTAGACAGAGGCACTACCTTACGTGCTTTTTGCTCATGAGTCGCCGATGGCGTACTAATGAGGTCAATGCCGTTTGGCCAGTTAGCCGAGTCATACGTATAGTTGCGAGTTCGATGAGCCATGATGTTAACATTATCATAGGTCCATTCGATCCCACCTCTATTAGCTTCTAAAACATCACCTATATTGGAGAAGTAGTCGATGAACCAGCTCCATGGAAGTAAATTCCATAAAGTTGAGTAATCGGCTCTACCTACTCCATACATAAGTGATGCAAATTTCGTCCCTTCGGGACGCTGAGAAGCATCGTTTGATATCGGAATTGGAACATCTGTCACCAATTTGGGTGTTGAAGTAAACCATATTTCTGTTGATTCCTCAACTGAGTAATGAACATCAAGAAGGTACTTATTAAACAACCAAATAGGATAGTAACTCGAGTAAGACGACTTATCAGAACCAAGTGTTCTGCGTTGTCTTACACCTGCCTTTAGATCTCTTAAATAATTCAAACGATCCTCCCAGTCCTTTTGGACGTCGAGAAAAGTTTTAATATCAGAGATTAAGGGAGCCCAACCAAATTGATATGAAAGAAACGTTTCTGGAATTAGGTTTCGTGGATCCTCGGATACCATGAGACCTGAAAACTCAGTGAACGCTTTATGCATATTTTCTTTGGGTACATCGTGCCGAAACTTTAGCCAACGGCCAAGGTTTCTGAGCATGCGTGGAAAATCTCTCAGCTCTACCAACATCATAGGTAGATCAAGAGTAGGCGTATTTGGATTCATATTCGCAACAGCGGATGTGAACAAAGACGACCAGTTTTCCGTGCCGAAGTTGGGTAAAGCAGTAGTATCGTTGAACTTACCAAAAGTGTAAGACGGCATAAAGAAGTCGTCTACATGGTAAGCGCTAATACTACCGCTAATATAGATCGGATCAATTTGTTTCTTTATTAGAAGCCAGTCATGATCAGGTCTAGAGTTACCATTAGAGGTTGAGTCCCACGATTGTTCGTGGGTAGTAACATGATTCCACCCTCCCATTGAGTAGTTCAAATATCTCGATTGGTATCGCCAGATACCCTCGTTTGATTGTTTTGAACGTTCACGGAAGCGTGTGAAAACTTGTTCCATATCAACCTCATTATCGTTAATAACTTCACTTCAT